GGCGCGAAACGATCGTCGGCCTGATCATGGCGGGCGGTGATTTCGACCCGGCCACGATCAACGCCACGAAGCTGCGGAAGTTTTTACGGTCGACGGCCGGAACGTCGGACGAGCACGGCGCCGCTTGGACGTGCGACGGCTTCGGCATCCACGTCGAGAAGTTCCAAGGCAACCCGATGCCCACCGGCGGCCGCACGATCGATTTCGTCGATGCGGTGCAGATCATGAAAAAGCTGCACGCCGATGCGACGGGCCAAGCAGCGACCGAAGAAGCTGCACCTGCCGACGGGGCCGAGCTGCCGCCGCTGGCCGAGATCGTCGACCGCACGCTGTTGCGGATCGCGGAGAAACACGGTTGGATCGAGCCGCCGACGACCAAGGAACTGAAGGCCGAATTGACTGGCGGTATCGGCGATGAGCTGATTGCGGTCGTGTTCGACAAGGCGAATGGCATTCGGATCGACGAGTTCGGCAGCAAGCAGATCGGCGCGGTCGTCGGATGGAGTGACGCGGCGAAGGCCTACAAGCGGTTATTCGACGACCGAGCGAAGGCCCTGAGCGACGCCGGCGTGGCGGCCGATCCGAAGCTGATCGCGATTCGCAGCGTAGGGGCGAAGCTGAACATCGACAAGCCGCTGCACGCCGACGAGCTCAGCGTGCGGGCCGGCGGAAAAGGCGGGACTGACGCCGTTGCGGCGTGGTACGGCGAAGTTGACGGCATCCGCGTAACGCGAGTCGGCCGTGAGACGCACGATCTGCTGATCGGCTGGGTCGAAGCGGCCGAGCTGCTGAAGGCGGTGCTGACGCAGGGGAACAAAGCGGCTTAGGCCGTTGGAAATGAAAAGGGGCCGCGCCGCGAGCGTAGAGCGGCCCCGCCAATAGCTCACCGGTCGAAGCGGCGGCCGGCCGGAGTTTTCTTAACCACGGAGGGATGAACGATGTTGGTTTTGTCACGGAAGAAAAACGAGCGGACGGTGATCACGGTGCCGCCGAGCAACAAGCCGCAGCAGATCGTGATCACCACAGTCGACATTCGCGGCGACAAGGTGCGGACCGGCTACGACGCCGACGAGGCGGTCACGATTCACCGGGGCGAAGTGCAGGAGGCGATCGAACGGGAACGCAGGGAGGCGGACGGCATCAAGCCGACCGAAGCGGCGTGATCCAAAAATATGAACGCTGCTTTTGGCGGCATCGTCCGACCGGCGGCTACGGCTACGTCATGCCGATCCCCTGCCTGTTTCTCGACTGGTGCGACGACTCGCAGGCGGATCGACGCCGGGCACGTGGTGAATGCTGGCGGGGTGAAGTTGGCAGAACTACGGAGGGCCGCATTGACGGCTTAGCGATGGAACGAACGACGCAAATCAGAGTTTTGCTGTACGCACTGCCGCCGCTCGCGTGGCTCTGGAACTGGGCGGCTCCGCAGGCCGCGCCGCCTCCGGAGCCGGAGCACGAGATCGTACATGCAATTCGCCGTCTCGAGCTAAGAAGTCAGCCCGGTTTCGCTTACCCCATCACCGCCTTGCCGGTGACTACATATCGGTTGCGCGTCCAGCTGACGGACGGGCGATCGGTGGAATACGACGACGAGCAATACACCGCGTTTCGCGACCGGGTTCGGAACGGTCGGCTGCGCGGAAGCGACGCGGAATCGCTCGATCAGATCCTGGGAACGGTATTCGTTCAGACAGACCGGGCGCTCGCTGAGAAGAAAGCCATGAAAGGTAAATAGCCATGAAACGAAGAATTGTGCGGTTCAGCGACTACGAGCTCGAGAAACTTCACGAAGCAATGGGGGCTCAAATTCAGCGGACGCTGAACGATGCCACACGATTTTTAGAAACCGGACCGTCCGCGCCGGCGGCCGAGGGGCATTTTATTGTGCTCGCGAAGGAGCGGGCATTGTGCGATCGGATCGGGCGGATGCGGAAGCCGGATCAGAAGCAAAAGACGAAGGGGCGGAAGTAGTGTTGCAAGAGCTGATTACCACGCTGTCGCTGTACCGGTTGCCGGTCCGCGTTGAAGCGGAAATGCACCAGGCTATCGACACGATTTTGCGATTACACAACTTGCACGCCGAGCGCGAGTGCCAGCTGGGCTCGGCCGCCGATCGCATCGATTTTGTAGTGCGGAAGCGAGGCGACGGCCGCATTCCGCATCACCCGGCGATCGGCATTGAATGCAAAGTGCAGGGATCGGCCGTCGAAGTCGCTCAACAGCTGCTGCGTTACGCCAATACGAAGCAGCTCGACGGCCTCATTCTCGTGACATCGAAGGCGGCTCACGTCGACCTGGTGGGCGACAAGGCTGAGCTGGCTGGGGTTCCGTTTGCCGTTTTGAATACGAATCGAGGGGCGTTCTAAGTGCGTACGTTCGGCACCCTACGCTATCGATCGCCGAAAGGCTTCAAACCTCACTGGGGTTTGAAGGCCGAGCCGCACGTGATGATGCGGGCGAAGCGTATTTTCGAGCGGATGGACAAGCAGCCGGGCGTCGAGGCGCAGCTATCCGACACGCCGGAAAATTGCCGAGAACTGCTCTGGTTTCTTGATCGTTTCCCGCTCGATGTATTGTCGGCCGATCGCAAGCGGCTGGAACGGGGCAGGCGGTCGTTTATCGAGCAGATTGAAACACTCGAGCAGATCATCGGCGGTCACGCGCCGCCGCGGCCCTTTGCCCTAGAGCTGCCGCCGCGGGAGTATCAGCGATTGGCCGCTGAAGTGCTGCTGCAGAATCAAGCGTTGCTGCTGGCCGACGAGGTGGGGCTCGGCAAGACCGTCACCGCGATTGCGACGTTCACCGAGCCGAAGACGCTGCCGGCGCTTGTGGTGACGCTGAGCGGGGCCATGCCCGAGCAGTGGGCCGATGAGGTCTATCGCTTCGCGCCTGAATTGTTCGTCCACGTGCTCCGCAAGGGCACGCCTTACAATTTGCCGACGCGCGACGGTCGGAAGCCCGATGTGATCATCACCAATTACCACAAGCTGAGCGGTTGGGCCGACGTGCTCGGCAAATACGTTCGCAGCGTGGTGTACGACGAGGCCCAGGAGCTGCGAAAGACGGACAGCCAAAAGTATCAAGCCGCCAAGCATATCAGCGCGATGGCCCACTATCGGCTCGCGCTGACCGCGACGCCGATTTACAACTACGGCAGCGAAATGTACGCCGTCTTAGAGTGCGTTTCGCCCGGCATTCTCGGCACGCGAGCGGAGTTTGCGCGGGAATGGTGCGGCGGCTGCGTGGCCGACAAGGCCGGGGTTAAAGACCCTAAGGCGTTCGGCACCTATCTGCGCGAGCGGTTCATCATGTTGCGGCGCACTCGTGCCGACGTCGGCCGCGAGCTGCCCGAACTATCGAGGGTGCCGCACGCTATTGATTCCGACGCGGCGGCTCTCGAGAAGATTGAAGGTACCGCCGGCGATCTGGCCAAGATCATTCTCGGCCAAACCGCGGCGCCGAAGGGCGGCGCGATGCAGGCCGCCGAAGAACTATCGAACATTGTTCGGCAGGCGACGGGAATTGCTAAAGCGCCGTACGTGGCTGAGTTTGTGCGGCTGCTCGTTGAAAGCGGCGAATCGGTGCTGCTCTACGGCTGGCACCGAGCCGTTTATGAGATTTGGCAGGCAAAGCTCGGCGATCTGAATCCGGTCTGGTACACCGGCAGCGAAACGCCGACCCAGAAGACCGAGGCCCGAGAGAAGTTCATCCGCGGCGAATCGAAGCTGATGATTATGTCGCTTCGCGGCGGCGTTGGAATCGACGGCCTTCAGAAGGCGTCGGCGACCGTCGTGTTCGGCGAGTTGGATTGGTCGCCCGGCGTGCACGAGCAGTGCATGGGCCGCATCCATCGTGACGGACAAGCCCGGCCCGTAATGGCGTATTTCCTGATCGCAAACTGCGGGTCCGATCCGCTGGTGTCTCAGGTTCTCGGCTTGAAGCGCGAGCAGGTGGAAGGCATACGGAACCCGCACGGCGAAGGGCTTGAGCGGCTGCAAACTGACGGCGGGCATTTGAAGCGGCTTGCTGAGTTGTATCTGAAAAAGAAAGAAGCGGCCGCGGTAGCCGTTTAGATGGGGAAAGCGATGCACTATTTCTGCGATATGGACGGCGTGCTGTGCGATCTGACGGGGCCTGCGCTGCGGGTGCACGGCCGGGAAGAGCTGGCGGCGGCGTGGCCGCGCGGCACGTATTTGCTGAGCGAAGCCCTGCAGGTGTCCGAGGCCGAATTGTGGGGACCGATCGACGCGTGCGGCACGTCGTTCTGGGCCGAGCTGCCGCGGCTGCCGTGGGCGGAAGGCCTGATCGGTATCCTGCACCGGCTCGGCGAAGTCGTGATCGCTAGCAGCCCGACGCGATCGCATTACTCGGCCGCCGGGAAAATGCTTTGGCTCGAGCGGCATTTCGGCGGCAGCGTCGCCGGCCCCATGAATTTCATGCTCGGTGCGCGGAAGGAATTGCTGGCCCGGCCCGGCACCGTGCTGATCGACGATAGCGACCAGAACGTCGACCGCTTCAAAGCCGCCGGCGGCAACGCCATCTTGGTGCCGCAGCCGTGGAACCGGTTGCACGACCTGGCCGCGAAGTCGGAAGACGTGCTGGAGTATCTGCGACTGCAAATCTACCGACTGGGAGCGTAGGCCATGGCTCAGGATCACTGCGGAGAGCCGATCGATCGGGAGAAGACCATGAAGAGCGTCGAATGGGGTGAAGGCTTCACGGCCTTTAAGCGGGGCAGCGTGCGGGGCGATTGCCCGTACGGGTCGAAGGTCGACGTCGCCACGAGTCGCAAGCGAACCGATTGGTTTGCGGGCTACTTCGACGCGATGCACTTGGAACGCTGGCCGGATTGGTTGGCGTTGTAACGGGGCGAACTGTTCGAAAATTCCGAAAGGTTGGGCAATGGGCGTGAATCCGATTACTGACGAATGGTTGCGCGAGAGCGGCTTTAAGTGGCACCAGTTAGACCGCCAACCGTCAAAGCACTGGGTGCTCTGGATCGGCGGATTGAGCAAGCCTAGCGATCCTGATTCGCTTGGAATCGAATTGGCCTGGAGCGCTTCGACACATCCTGACTTTCGCTATTGGTTCTGCTGGCTGCGGGCGGATTACGCGGGCCGTTATTCGCGGTTGCTGCATGTTCGTCACCTCTACGAAACCGACGAAGTAGAGCGGCTTTTCGAGGGGTTGACGGGCAAGCCGTGGAAGCCGGCAAATCACTTCTACGGCCGCGCGTGCAGCGACGAAGACGCGGAGCGGTATCGACGTGATGCGGAGCGGTTGGACGTGAAGCTGGCGCTGCAGGTCGGTCCGCTCGCGGAACGTGACGAACTGGTGCCCAACGCCGGGGACCCGTCATTCGATCCGAAGATTTCGCGATGAACGCCGCGAAGTTCGAACACGAGTGGTTTTGGAAGCAGAAGCTGCCCGAGCGGAAGGGGCAGCGGTGCCGGATCGTGGCGGTCGGCAAGAAGAATTCCGCCCTGATTGAGTTTGAAGACGGGTTTCAGGTGCTCACCAGTCGGTACGCGGTACGGAAGGCAAAAGGGAACGAGGCATAAGCATGGACGGCCGGCAACAGCTTTCGTTTTTCGAACAACTCGCGCAGGACGCGTCCGAGAAGACGGCCCTATTTCGCGGTGCGCTTTTCAACGCCGCACTGCCGCGTCGCGACGTCGGAGCCTTGGCGGCGATCGGCACCCTGCTGATCGAAGCCGAAGGGACGCTGCTGCCGCCGACCGTCGAAGATATGGCGCTGCTGCTGAACGTCAGCCGAGCCACGCTCAACCGACGGCTGCGTATGCTGACCGAAATGGGCCTGCTGACCGCCGAGCTCGACGCCGGCAAGTCGGCCGAGTATCCGAAACGCCGCACGATCGACTGGGAACATACCGCCAAGCTGGCTCGCCGCGCTCCACCGGCGGCCGCCGTCGCGGCGCCGCGCGAACCCGTAGCCCACGCCGAAGCCGAAACGGTCGGCACCTTAGTGAACAAGCGTCCGTTGGCTCACCATGAGACAACGAAGCCGCGGTTGGCTCACGGTGAGACAACGAACGGCGAATTTGAGCCGACCGGAGCCGACGGGGGCAGTGTTTGTTTAAGTTTAGATTCTCCCCCCTCTCCTAAAGGTTCTCCCCCCGTCGATTCGAGCCGAGGCGAACGGCCGCGAAACGCGGCGGGCCTGGCGGCCGGGGGGGATGCAAAACTTTGGAAGTCGGCCGAGCGGCGGCTGCTCGGGCTCGGCGTCGTCGCCGCGGTGGCCGCCGTGCGGAATGCCCGAGACGGCGGGGCCTCGGCGCTCGAGGTGCTCGCCGTCGTCGAGCATGCCCGATCGCGGAGCGGTGCCTGGTCGCCGGCCGCGATTTACGCCCGAGTCGCCGGGACCGAGGCGGGCGACGACCCGACGCAAGGATGGCCCGAGCCGTCGGCCGACTTCCGGCGTCGCACGGCGTACGAAGCGCTCGAGGTGCGAGCGGCCGCTCAGTCGCAGCGGCATGACGATCACGCTCGGCAGGCTCGGCTCGAGGACGTGGCGACGGCCGACGCGTGGGCCGCATACGGGCCGCAGATCGAAGCCCTGAGCGATGCTGAGCAGATCGCCCTGGTGGTCGAGCAGCTCGGCGAGACGCGGGCTCGCCTGGTGCGGCACGTGTCGCGCGACGGACCGATGCGGCGGGATAGTTTGCTTGAGGCGTGGCGGAAAAAGCACGGCGGCTGAGAGTTGAGCAGAGCAGGGAGGCAAAAGGCATGTGGGATCCCAAGTCGATCGTTGAACGAATGCAGTTTCTTGCCGCGGAGAAGCGTTTTCCGGCACTCGCGCAACTATGCGAAAGTCCGGAAGTGCGAACGATCGCAAAAGTCGCGATTCTGATCAGCTGGGGTCTGACTGAGGGAGTCGAGCAATTGCTCGCTCAGGTCATCCCTAGAAGCGTCGCTGACAAGCATTTGAGCGAAACGGAGATTATGCCGTCGATCGTCGACGATTTAGCAGCCCAGGACATCGTGAAGATCGGACAATTTCTGGCCAGAAGCGAATTCGAAATACGCGACCTCTGTCACCGAATCGGGCACGCTCAATGGAAGGCGTGCAAGACCGTTATCGATTGGCACGTGCAGCAGCACGAAAAAGTAATGGCATGGCCGGCCCGTCGCAAAGTCGAAGAGCATCGGCGGTTGTACGGTCATCGCGGGAATTAGGGCGTTGCGGTTTGGATTTTGTGCACCCGCGGCTATGACCGTTGGCTGCGGCTTGCCCCCGCCGTTGGAGCGTGGGCGTTTGCTCCGGCAGACGCCCCGCTCCGCGCGGCCGTGGGGCAGCCGATCACACGTTTAAGCCAACGAGGTGCGCTATGTCCGCTCTGCAATCTCTGGTTTTAGGCGGCGGCCGTGCTCCTGGCGCCATTGCCGCGGTTATCGGATTGGTGAGTGTTGTGAATCGCTTTTCGCAGGCAAGCGACACGAAGGAACGCGTCGCGCTCGCAATAGAAGGCCTGACCATCGTCACCGATCTGACACCTTCGCAGGCCGATGACGAATTGCTGGCCAAGGTCAACCGCGTGGTGAACACGCCCGAGGCTGTGGCGCTGCTCGAAGCCAGTTTGGCGTTCTGGAAATCGCTGACCAAATAGCCCGTAAGGTGTCGCCGCTGCGGGCGATCATCGAAATCCTGCGAGTACGAGGGGCAAGTATCGTGAACGACGTCGACGGTATCCGGTTCTGCAACGTGGCCGACCACCTTGGCGACCTTACCGTCAAGTGGCCGATCGCCGATCTCGCGATCTTTGCCAGCGGAGAGGTCGGGCAAGTAAACCTTGCCGACGCCGTTGAGTCTGCCCTGCCGGGTTGGAACAACGTGTGCGGGGTGCGGCTCCGCATGTCGACCAACCCGAGCACGGCCAACCTTGTGCTCACCGTCGGGCCGATCGACGGACCCGGGCAAGTGCTCGCGCAGAACGAATTGCCCGTCGGCATCGTCGGCAGCGGACCATACCGCCAGCTCACCGGGCTCTACGATGCGTCCGAGCGCGTCGTGCTCGCCGACAATCCGCCGGCGGGCATGCTCGACCTCGCGCGCATCTGCCGTCACGAGCTGGGGCACTTCCTTGGCATCGGGCACATTCAGGACGGCAACCTGATGGCGCCCGTCTACTCGAGCAAGATCGCCCTGCCGCAGCGAGACGACATTCTCGAAGCGACGTTTCGCTATGGGCCCGCCGCACCGGCGGCTCCCGTTCAGCCGACGCCGCCAAGTTCGCCGACGATCCCGGTGCCGGGTAAACCGGATGAGCGACTGACGATCGTAGACGCCGACGGTCACAAGTGGGATTACGTGGGGTTTGTACGCCGATGATCGCCTTCACCTTGGCGCTGTCGCTGCTCGTCGCTGAACCGGCCAAGCCGGAGAAGCTGCACACGGAGGCCGACGCAGTTGCGTGGGCCTTTGCTGCATTGTCGTCGTATCCGGAAGCCGACCGCCCCTACATGCGGTTCGTCTACTTGCGACCGTGGCACAACGCCGAAACGATCGGCGTCGTTGACTTTGCGATCAACGCCGCAGCTTCCCATTCACCGGTGCTGCAGCGAGGCGATCGTCACGCGGGCGGTTACTTGCTCGCGTACAACCTCGCGCGGCTTGCACCCGACCCGCTTGTGCGTGAGCAGCTTGTCGCGACGTGGGATAGCCTTTCGCCGCGCGACGCCGTGTTCCACGTTCCCGCCGCCAACATCATCGACGACGGACGATCTGCTTTCCTTGCCCCGCACCTGCAAGCGGCGCTCGCCGTGCATGCGTCGGACTCCGACAAGTCGCAACGCGTCGACGTTCTCGTCGCCCAACTCACCGAGTCGCCGGGTGCAATCTATCCAGCCGACTTTCTTGTCGAGCAACTGCTAACATCGGCCCGCGGCAAATATCCCGAGTTTCGCCAAATGGCATTCACGGTGGCGGACGGTACGCCGTTCGGCCAACGGCTATTCCGCGCTGGCTTCTTTCGTTCGGAGAGCCGAGATCGGTTCGGCGAAAAAGGCGCGATGCTACTGACGTCCGGCGTCACCGGCAAGGCTCGCGTGGTGCTGACGTCCTACGGCGTCGCGTCGCGGTTGCCGCTCGCGGTTACGTTCGATTTCAGGGACGCGAAGACGCGGCCCGATCAGCAGTTTGTGCGTAACCTAGTGAACTTCGAACCGCTCAGCGATGCGTCAGAAGCGTTCGTGCCGATGCCGAACGGACTCGTCGAGTACGTGCTGGCCGACGCCAAGGGCAACCTGCAACGCGTCGCGCCGTCCGATGTGGTCGCCGATTCGACCAAGCCCGATGGGCATACCAAAGAGCTTGAGATGGGAATGTCGTGCGTGCTTTGTCATGCCGTCGACCACGGCTATCGAACCGCGCGGAACGACATGGAGTTGCTGCTAGGTTCCGACGTCGATTACTTCGGCGACGAGTTCACCGTGAGCGGTAGGGTTCTGACGCGTGCCGAAGCGGTGGCGCTGGTAGCCAGCCGCTACGGCGAACGTATCGACGAACCGGACGGCGTTCTCGGCCGGGCCCGCCGCGACTTCATTCGCGCCATCGACGCGCTGACCGATTACGAAGTCACGGTTGACGGGCCGACGAGCGTGCAGCAACTCGGCTTAAAGCTGAAGTCGATCTACCACGACTATCGCTACCGCTTAATCGACGCCGAACGTGCCTGCATCGAGCTGGGCGTGCGAGTGTCGCCGGAGCAAGCCGCGGCAACCCTTCGCCAGCTTGTGCCGCCGCCGACGAACGGCGGACAGGAAGACATTGTTATCGCGCTGTTGCGTAACGGCGCGTCGATTAAGCGTGATGATTTTGATGCGATCTATGCCGAGATGGCGCGCCGCGCCGTCGACAACCGTGTCCTGATTTTCAAGGAATAGCCGATGCGATCTGTTCTAGTCTACGTCGCGATGTGCGCCGCCGTATCAGTTGCAACAGTTGGCACCGCCGCCTATTTCTTCCCGAAAGGCTGGCCGGCGTCTAGTGAATCGGATTCTCGGCCAACAAAAACGAGCAAGCACGCAATCGAAAAAGCGAATGACGACGCACAATTCGCAGTAGAAGTTGCCGCGAGCGTCCGCAATCAACAAAAACGACTCACTATCGCTTTCTTTGATGGTCCGCTTAACGATTGCTACTGGCACGTACAGTTGCCGGAACCGGAATCGGAAGTGCCGCTCGGCATTCATTTTGAAGGCGGCACTTATTTGCGCAGTTCAAATACTTCAACCGGGGAGCTGAGTCGCCTTGCGACTTTTGAATATTTGCCCAACCGTCCGCGTGTGGTTCTGGATTCGTTTTCCGGGCCGATAACGGCAACGAATGGAATGTCGCGTAAAGTCCATTACGGCAAAGAACCGCCGCCCCCAAAGGCTGATTAAATCATCAATTCAACCCGATCCGCTTTGTTCAAGGAGTAGTGTCATGCGATGGTTGCTTGCCGTTCTCTATCTGATGTTGTTCAGCGTGGAGGCCGAAGCCTGCCACCGCTGCGGCCGATCCGCTTGCGTCTATGCCCAGCCCGTCGTTACCGCTCCGATTGTGCAGGAAAAGACCGACGTCTACGTGATCCAATCGAACTACCCGGCCCCGCTCGTCGGGCAAGGTACGTCAGCACTGGTATCCAACGGCGGCTATCAAGCATTGACCCTGCCGCTGATCGACCCGCAGCTCTTTATCAACTCGTCGCTACGACTGGTGAGCGACGCCAACACACTGAGCGCCACGGCGCACGAACGAACGGCCAATCTCGTGCAGCGCGTCGCCGAGCTGCAGGCCCCAACGGTCGAACGTCTTGCCGCAGGACAAGCCGCGTCGCAGGTGCTACGGGCGGCAGGGCTCGACCCATCGCATAACACTCAGGGACAGTCGTCGGCGGTGATCATCAATCGCGACGCGTCGGGCCAACTCCAAGTGCTGCCCCTATCGCAGACGCAGGTGCAATCGCTCACGACTTCGATCACGGCGACGTCTTCGAATATCGTCAAGTCGATCACGACCACGGATCCGCCGAAGCTCACCGGCAGCGATGGCACGTATCCGCTATTCGCCAAGCATTGTGCAGCGTGCCACCGCGACACAGCGCAGCCCGGTGGCGGCTTATTCCTCAGCGATGATCCCGGCGTAGCTGCGGAAATGGTCAAGCGGTGGTACTCGATCGAGAAGTCGATCAACACCGGAAAGATGCCGAAAAACGGCGCGACGTTGAGCCAAGAGGAAAAGATCGGCCTCGTGCTCGAACTCGACGCCATGGTGCAAAAGGGTGCTGCCGCAAAGTAGCGGCGGTCGTTTCGTTCCCCGTTCGCGAAGGAGTTTGTTATGCGTGGTATTGCTGGAGTCTTGGCGGCATGCGTCGTGATTGCCGCGACGTCGTTGCTCGCCGATGTCGCCGAAGCCGGCGGCCGTGTGGTCGCGTTCCCGCGGCTCGGATTCTTCGTTGCCCCGGTCGTTCAGCAGCCGGTGGTAGTGCAGCCGTTCCGCGCCGTTGTGCCGGTACAGCAGCTCGTGCTACCGACGGTGCAGCGAATTGTGGTGCCGCGGGCGCGGTTCGTGGCTCCGGTTCAGTCGTTCAACGCGGGGTGTGGCGCACTACTGCTGCACTAGCTGTCATTCGCGTTCCCGGTCGGCCGAACAACGGCCGACCGGGGCAAGCAACGGAGTGCCATTGTGGACCAACTAATCGCGGAAGTTTCAACGGATTCAGCCGTGTTAAGCGTAGTCACCGGTTTCGTCGTTTTGCTGTTTGGGATGATGGCCAAGCTCGTCGTCGACGAGCGAGCCGGCGCTAAAGAAGCCCGCAACATGCACGCCGAGTGCATGGAAGAGCACGCAGCGACGCGCGAAGAAAAGGCGGCACTTAAGGAGTCGGTTCGCATCCTGACCATGCACGTTCCGGATGCCGGCCCACAAGTGCATGACGTGCTCGCTGCAGCCGACGTCAGAGTCGAGGAAATTAAACAGGCTCTGCAAGCGAACAAGAAAGCCTAGCAATGCCGTTCATCGGGCCGGGAACCAACTGGGGAGGGCGGCAGCTCGGCGAATTCGTCGGAGCCGTCAATCCGCTTTGGATCCCGGCTGCCAGTGATGAGTACCCCAGCAACATCGTGCCCGACCCGAGCGGTGAACCGGTGATCAACCCGGGTACCGGCGACCCTGATATCGATCCGAGGGATTTATGATGCGACGACTAATGGTGATGGTTGCGGCGGTGATGTTTTGCGGCGCGACCGTCGAAGCGCAGACGACCGATAGCCGTGCTTTAATCAACCGGCCGACGCTAACGGCAGGGATTCTGAATCTCACCGGCAGCAATGCGACCGTGCTGTATACGTCCATGAGCGGCACGAATGCCAATGTTTACAAATCGACGATTCCCGACTTCTTCGACCTGGCCGGCTATGGTCCTACCGATGCGGTGACGTTTGCCGGAATCACCACCGGCACGATCGCAGCGACGACTGGTACAATCAGCGCTTTGACCGTGCAGTCGCTCACCTTGAACGGCTCCGGCTATGCAACCTTGGTTTCGTCCGTAGCCGGAACGCCGGGGCAAGTGCTGGTGTCGGGTACATCGGGCGGCGTTACGTTTTCGCTGCCGCAGTCGATCAGCACGACTGCGTCGCCGACGTTTGGCGGGCTGATTTCTACCACCATCGACAACTCCGGCGCGGCATTGCTTGGCTCCGCTACGGTGACGAACGGGCTAACCGTTCTTGGCGACCTGAACGTAGGCGGCAACACGACGCTTACCGGCCTCACGATGATGAGCAGTTTGACGGCGACGGGATTAGCACCAGACGGCGACCCTGTTCGCGTCACCATGATGCGTTCGCAAACGCTCACTGCCGTCTTAAACTCAGTTGGCAAGTTCTATTTTGCGGGCAGCGAAAGCGGCCCCTATATGACGTATGGCAGTGGCGCGACAATTTCGCTGAGCGGAAGTCTCAGCATGTCAGGGCCATTTCAAAACATCACTACAACTGGAACTTTGCGATCGGCCACGCTGTTGAATAGCGGCGCGATGACGGTAACGGGAAATCTATCCCTCCCATCGCTCACCGACAACCGCGTTCTCGGCCTCAGCGGCGGTGCGATTGTTGCAACAGCTGTAACGCCTACTACGCTCGCGTTTTTGGACGCTACTTCGTCGGTGCAGACGCAACTTGACGCCAAGCAGGCTTTGCTTGGTTCATCGTCTACGCTCACCGTGGGCGGTCTGATTTCGACCACGCATATCAACACCGGGCTAGGCACGTTTGGCAGTCTCAGCGTTACGGGGTCGTCAACGCTGATCGGCAACATTGCATCGACGGGATACCTTGGCCTTGGCGGGCCTGTTTCAAATACAGCCGTCTTGCGAGCGGCGATCACTAACAGCTCCCATAAGGGCGTGTCTATTGTCGCCGCCACCGGGCAAACCAGCGACGTCATTGACGTGCTGAATTCAAGCGGCACGCAATTGTTTCGCGTCAGCGGTGCCGGGCGGTTGGTGCCGCTGTCGCTTTCAATTCGCACCGATGCGCCCGAACTGACGAATCGATACATGACGGTCGGCTCGACAGGAACAGAATTGTTCGGCGTTTACACCACATCGCCGCACGCACTTGTTACTGGCGACGCGGCAGTAAGTGGTGCCATCACCGTGACAAGCGGACTCAACAGCCGCGGCTACACGGCCATCGGCGACGCCAGCGAGGTTGCATCAAGCCTGACGCTGACTTCCGGCAGCCAGCGGCACACGCTTATTATGACCACGGCAGCTACGCTAACGCTTAGCACGGCGTCCACGATGCAAGATCGGGAAATCTGCATCATTAACCAATCCGGCGCTACCGGCACGCTGGCAGGCGGATTGACGACCACGGTTCCGACCGGATGCACGATCACCGTTATTTCAGGCACTGCTACCGGCACTTGGAGTTGGTTCACTAAGCAGCGCACCGGATTCTAGTGGCGGCCTCGGTGCCGTAAGGAAAGCAGCAATGCAACAATTTCGTAAACTCGGCCGCCGCGTTACCTTTATCGGCGGATCGGTCGACGGCAGTCAGCAAGTTACGGCACCGGATGCGACGCCCAAATTTAGCGTTTGGCGGAAACGCGGAGCGACCGCTGCAGTAGCGATCACGGCATTGACCAACGTCGACTTTGAGCTGCTCGCCACCGGCCAATATGTCGGTTCATTTGAGCTGGCGGCAACGTACAACGCCGGGGTCGAAGCGGGGTTTCAAAACGGCGATATCTATCTCGTCTTCGCCACCCGAGTGAAAGACTCGATCACCGGATTGCTTCCCATCGGCGCGGGGGTCGTGACGGCGGCAGACATGGAAGATCTGCTGACGCTTGCCAGCCAAATCGACGGCATCGCACTAAGTGAATTGTGGGCTGGTGTGCAAGCAGTGTTGCACGGCGTCACGAACGTCGAGAATGGTGTGGTCGAGTTCATGCTCCGCGATCGTGTAACGCCCGCCGTGACCGTGACGATCGGAGCAACGCCGGGAGCGCGAACGTCATCCGTATTGCCGTCTGAGGAATAGCACCGCGGCGGCGTAAACGGCGTCACCGAGTCGACGCAAGTCCTTACCGGAGGGGGTGGGGGTTTAGGTTCTTTTGGCAAGCCCAGAGCGTCGCGGGTATGAACATCGCAAGCCACTTGTAGATATCGCGTTTTTTAATTCGGTTGTTGTTGTTGTATCACGCTCTCTGCGTACCTAATTCGCCATGCCCGCCACGTCGCCCGGCCGCCGTACCAAGAAGTCGCAAACCGATCAGGAAGTGACGCCGCCGACCGACTGGCGCGAATCGATCCAGCTTTCCGACGCCGAACCGCTGCGGATGGTTTACGTGCCGGCGAGCCAGTTATCCGCTCACCCAAGTAATTGGCGGCTGCATCCCGATTCCCAGCGTTCGGCCTTGTCTGAGGTGATCGCCAAAGTCGGCTTCACGACGCCGCCGCTGTTCAACTTGACGACCGGGCGACTGCTCGACGGTCACCTGCGAAAAGAATGGCAATTATATACTTGACTCATCAGACGGAACGGCTATGATTGGTTTGTGGGCAATGAAATCAGGTGACAAATGACCGATGATCCGATGTTCGCAAACCTGCTACTCGCGGCCGTCCTGGCGGTCGCGTTTTACTATTACTTGCGTGGTTCAATCGAAGGGAGATAACGCCGTGGAAGCTATCTTGAACCTTGTTCCGCCGCTGACTGAAAGCGACCTTGCAGAAGCCGAGCGCTTCGCTGCCGGTTGCGACCTTGCACCGAACGCGGCAATCCGAATCAAACGGCTTGCCGCTGCGTACCGGCAGTTGTCCGTGGCTCGCGACTGTCTCGCCGCCGAACTGGATTCGGTCAACAAGGCTCTTGAGCCGCTCGGCGGTTATGTGCTTGAGAGCCGCGAAAAGACGATCGAGCGGGCGGCCGTCGAAGTTGACGACCTTCACAAGTTGGTAGCCTACGGCTGCACTGTTCAGCGGGGATCGAACCAAAAACACGGCCTTTTCGTCGTTGTGGATGTGGATGGGGCCGTTATTGCGGACGGGCCGACGGTCAATGCCGCCATGCATCGCGGCGTCTTTAAGATCGAAACAGGCGAAGACCCGGCATTGATCTGCGAACACGGGTCGATGATCGGCGATTGGTGCAAGCCGTGTAATGAAGCCTACAAACAGGCAATTATTGACAACGCAGACGAGACTTAACCCATGAACGACGACACCCCGAAAACCCTGCTCGAAGCCGTCACGTACTTCTCGGACCCCGCCGTGACGTTTAAGGCGATGCTCGGCGCGAAGTGGCCAGACGGCAAGATCGCCTGCCCGAAGTGCAGCGGCGAGGCCGTGGGCGTCATCACGTCCCGCTCGATGCTGCAATGCAAGGCGAAGGACTGCCGGAAACAGTTTTCTTGCAAGGTCGGTACGATCTTTGAGGACAGCCCGCTTGGCCTCGACAAGTGGTTCGTCGCCGTGTGGTGTATCGCCAACGCGAAGAACGGTATTTCGTCCTGTGAGCTGGCCCGCGCCTTGGGCGTAACCCAAAAGACGGCGTGGTTCATGCTCCACCGTATCCGATTGGCGATGAAGACGAAGACGTTCCGTAAACTGTCGGGCGAAGTCGAGAGCGATGAAACATTCATCGGCGGACGGGCCAAGAACATGCACAAGCACGTTCGGGAACGGAAGATCAAAGGCCGAGGAACGGTCAGCAAAGCGATCGTTCAGGGACTCTTGGAACGCGGCGGCGAGGCCCGCATGTCCGTCATCGGCAACACCGACGAACAAACCCTGCAAACGACCGTCCGCCGCAACGTGGAAGGCGGGGCGGCCGTCTACACCGACGCCCTGCCCGCGTACCGCGACTTGGCCCTGACGCACGTCCACAAGTTCGTCGACCACCTGACGACCTACGTCAACGATCGGGTGCATACCAACGGGTTGGAAAACTTCTTCTCGCTGCTGAAACGGACTCTCAAGGGCACCTATGTTGCCGTCGCTCCGTTCAACTTGCAGCGGTACATGGACGAGCAGACGTTCCGGTTCAATCAACGTAAGACGAACGACGCTGGACGGTTCCAGCGAGTCGTGTCGGCCGTCGTGGGCAAGCGGCTGACTTGGCGTGAACTGACCGCCCAAGGTGACGCTGGATTTATGGGGATCAAATGAGCAAAGACAAGTTCGCAAAGGCGAAGGCGGTTCGGCGTGGCGACTTGGACGACCATCTGCCAACCCTGGAAGAGATGAGCGGATGGTTTCAGCGGGTGCCAAAAACGGTACTCGCGAGCGTGCTTCGTAAGCTCCTGGCCGTTTGTGTGCGGCGTAAGGTGTTCGATGCCAATGAATTGCTGGATTTTGTGAAGCACATCGAAGCGAAGTACAGCGACCCCAACTGGATGCTAAGGAACAAGTAGATGAACACGAAGCGCGAACGGATTGGCGACTTTCGAGACCTGCTAGGCAAACTAGCGCAAGTACCAAAAAACGAATTGAACCGCGAAGTGCAGAAGCACGACGCGAAAAAGCACAAGAAAAAGGCAGGCAAGCGGAAGAAGTAATCATAGGTATCCTCGATGAGTCAAGTATGTAGTTGCCATCAATTGTGCCGCGTTCCGCAACGAAGGAGCGCATCGCAGCAGCGACCTTATACGCCAAGCGGACGCAGTTGCTGATTGCTGCTGGCCTGATCAGAGGCATTACACCTACGTCAGTCCGAAGCAGGTGCGGAGCTGCAATCCCGGTTTCTGCTTCATCGCCGCCGGGTGGCGACGCTGCGGCGTGACGAAAGGCGGGCTGCTGATCCTGGAGCGATAGGCGCGACCGACAGCGGCGGCTTCCCGGTCATGGTGATGACGAATAGGAAGTCCGATTTTCTGAAGCGATCGACAACGCGCAGGGTTGTGGGCATTGGACTTAGCCAAACGTCGGAAAATTATTTTCGCTCGCAACGTGAGGCCGACCGGGCGGTTGGCCAAAGCGCAAAAACATTCCGAGCCGAGCGGTCTAGGCCGATTAAACGACCGACGTAAATTGGTTCGAAGAGTTGATAAGTGATCGGTCGCAACGGTGAGACGTCGCGGCCGATCAGGAAACGAAACCAAGTAATCGAGGTACTGGAACATGGCGCACGAAATTGATCTGACGACCGGCAAAGCGGCTTGCTTCGTGACGGGTGAACCGGCTTGGCATCGGCTCGGTGCGGTAGTGAAAGAAGCCCAAACGAGCGAGGCAGCGATCGGGTTGGCCGGTTTGAATTGGGGCGTCGATCTGCGACCGATGTACGCCGCCGACGGCAAGGGGGGCTACGTCGCGGTGCCCGGAAGTTATGCGACGGTGCGCACCGACACGAATGCTTCGCTCGGCGTCGTCGGCAACTGGTATAAGCCGTTTCAGAATGCCCAGGCCTTCGACTTCATGGATACGATCGTCGGCGAGAAATTGGCCATGTTTGAAACGGCCGGGGCGCTGAAGGGCGGCCGCCGCGTGTGGATGATGGCCCGCTTGCCGCGGACGATTCGCGCCGCCGGCGACGACGTAATTCATCCCTACGTGCTGCTGACAAATTCGCACGACGGAACCAGCGGGCTGCGGATTATCCCGACGTCGGTCCGCGTGGTTTGCCAGAACACGCTCAACCTGGCTCTAAGCCGAGCATCGTCGTCGGACGGATTGACCATCGTCCACACGGCCAGCCTAGAAGCCCGCGTTGCCGACGCTCGCCGCAAGTTGGGCATCATTTCGGAACGGTTCAATAAGTTCGAAGGGGAAGTGCAGCAGCTGGTCCGCCGCCGCATGACGACCGTGGAGCTGGGCGATTACTTCGCCAAGCTCGTCGCCGACCGAAGCGAAAAGCAGCAAAAGAACCTGATGGGCCGCTTTCTGGTCAATCTTTACAACGAGCGGAACGAACTGCCCGGCATCAAGGGTTCGGTTTGGTCGGCCTACAACGCGGTCAGCGAGTGGGCTGATCACGAAATTGCGGTTCGCGGCGAAACCGATCGGGAACGCGACGATGCCCGTTGCAATTCGATTTGGTTCGGCACGGCCAACACGTTTAAGCAGCGTGCATGGGAAATCGCTATGACGCTGGCAGTGTAATTTGAGTTGACGGTCCGCGGCGGTGGTGAGACACCGCCGCGGGCCTGACCTGGTCCATCAATCGAGGTGATGAACATGGCTGCTGCCAGCATAGAGGCGATCCGTACCGAGGCCAAGGCCGCAGGGGTGCCGTGGTCGTGGGTGATCGCGGCGTGCCGCGAGTTGCGGGCGCAAGAGGCCGACGCGCGGGAGCACGCGAACGAAGTGCGGCGGCACGCGTGGTTTTTGCACGCGTCGGCGGCGTACGCTCAGCCCTTCTGGCGGATCGGTTTCCGTACGCGGTTCGGTCGGCTCGTCGACGCCCACGATTACAAGCGGATCCCGGGGTACGACACGCTGCACCGGGAATTGTGTTGCCGGTTTCCCGAGTTCGCCGACGACGACGGCTGCGAACGGCTCTGGTCGTTCCTGATGGCGCCCTACGATCCGGTGCCGCGTCGCGCGGCGTTGATGGCTCGGGCGCTCGAGCTGGCGAAGGTGCGATACCGCGAACGGCAAGAGGCCGAGGCGTTGCGGTTTGAGTTTGGGGCGAATATAGGTATTTCTTAACTCGGATGATTCGGAGGGTTCGGAGGATGACAAGTATTTTGGCGGAAGAGCTGGCGTGGTTTGTTAGACAGGGTTTCGAGCTTCGACTGCGAAGAGAAATCAGAGCACGCCACATTGTGGTTTCAGTCGTTCATTACGACAGAAAGAGCTTAGCGGCGTCGGAAATTCTCGACGAAGTGGCAATCGCGGATGGTGAGACTGCTGAGCAAATGATCGGCAGCATGCTTCGGCAACTTCGCACTGGCTGGGAGATCCGCGATCTGTTGCAAGGCGACGAAACATGAAAACCATTCGCGCACTTACGATCTGCCAGCCGTGGGCGTGGGCTGTGATGGGGCCGAAACGGTTTGAGAATCGGGACTGGTATACCGACTATCAGGGGCCGCTGGTGATTCACGCCGGTAAGTCGACGAGCTGGATGCACGAAGGGGTCGCGTTTCTGCGGTCGCTCGGGATCGAGCCGCCGCGGGATCTCGCGTTTGGGGCGATCATCGGCGTCGTCGACCAGGTGGATTGTATTCGGCCGAGCGAGGCGAAGCGGGCCGACGGCACGCCCGACCCGTTCGCGATGCTCGATAAGGCATGGTGCCACCAATACGCGAACCCGCGCCGGCTGGCGACGCCGATTCCGTACAAGGGGCAGCAGGGTTTCTTCCGCGTGCCGGCCGAGCTGGTGAAGTCGATCGTCGACTATGCAGCCCTGCCGGACGCGCGACCGGGCGAGACGAAGGAAGAGCGGCTCGATCGTGCCGTGAAGGCGACCGGCGGCCGCGTCGGACGGGTTGAACAGCCGGAGTTGTGGTGAGTCGTCAAACGTGAATATGAAGTGAGGCTTCATAGCTTCCAGAACTGGAAACCCGGCGATTGGCAACACGGTTTACAACACGAAGAAAGACCTGCGGGTTGCGTTCGACGTTTCGCCGACGACGGTGCAGAACTGGACCGACGAGCCTGATTTCCCGGGTGGCAAGAGCGGGCCGTGGACGCACTCGGCCGTCGACGTGTGGGTCCGACGAAACGGCAAACTTAACGGCGGCGGATCCGCGAGCGACGACGAAGACGAAGCGACGCAGAAGCTGCTGGCCAACGCCGACCGCGTGTTTAAGACCGCGCGGGCGCAGAAGATCGTCGCCGAAGCGAAGCTGCTCGAGCTGAAATACAAGGAACGAAACAAAGAAGTCGTTGCGCGGGACGAGGTGACGGCGGAACTAGAAGACGTTTTTGCGTTTTTGCGGGACGGGCTGCGGCGGCTGCCGGATGATGCGGCCAACGAAGTGCCCGCCGAGCAAAAACCGGCGGTGATTGCGATGCTGCGGCGAAAGATTGACGGGCTGCTGACGGAGTTTGCCAACAAGGCGGGTCGCATCGGCGGCTAGCACGGATGGGGATTTTCGATCGATGCTTCGAAGTATTCAGACCGCAACCGGACGAGCCGTGGCTCTTATGGGCTCAGCGGCACCTGAAGACGTTCGACGGCGGAAGCGAACGGGCTTGGGATCACTTTGCATCGCCGCACATCGGAGCGCCCGGGGGACCCGCCGAGGCCTACGAGGATCCGCTGGTTCGCGAGATCAATCTGATGTTCGCCACGCGGTTGGCGAAGACGACCAGCTGCCTGGGCTTCCTGCTGGCGACGTCGCACCGCTCGCCGGCTCCGGTGATGCTGACCAACGCGACGCGGGACCTGGTGCAGGACACGGTGAGCGAACGCGTCTGGCAGATGGCGGACGCCGCCGGCGTGTTCGGCCGGCTGCCGCGGCCCGGGAAACGATCGAAACGCCGCGTGCGACTGCCGGGCTGCCGCTGGAATGTGGGCTGGGCCGAAAATCCGCGATCGCTGGCCGACAAATCGGCAAAGCTGCTGCACATCGGCGAAGCGGACAAATGGCGATGGCTGAAGGGGACCAAGGAAGCCGACCCGTTCAACCTGGCGAAAGAGCGGGCGAAGGAATGGCCCGACCGGAAGATTCTTGTCGAAAGTTCGCCGTCGATTGCCAAGCAGAGCCGGATCGAAGCGGGCTTTTTAAGCGGCTGGGGCTGTCATTTTTACGTGCCTTGCCCGAAGTGCGGGAAGTATCAGCGGCTGCAGCTCGGCAAAGGGGAGCCGGGCTCGATTTGGTACGCGAAGGATCCGAGCGGCCGTCACAATCCGCAGCTCGCTTACCGCACGGCCTGCTATGTCTGCGCGTACTGCGAGCACCGGATCGGCGAAGACGCTCGGCCGTGGATGATGCGGCGCGGGGTTTGGTGCCCTGCCGGCTGCGAAGTCGATCACGATGCGGCCGCAGCCCTGTTCGACGGGGTGCCCGAGGGAGTTTCCCATCACCGGGAAGACTTGCCGCCGGAGCAGCGCACGTATCAATGGCGGGGCTGGGAGCATGCTTCCTGGGTGCGCGGCACGCCGACGCGGCCGGGCGAGAATGCGAGCTATCAGCTTTCGACGCTCTATTCGCTCTCGTCGGGCTGGGGCGACGTCGCCAAGGCGTTTCTGGAATCGCTCGGCAAGGTCGGCGGCCTGCAGAACTTCATCAATTCGTGGCTGGCCGAGACGTGGGAAGAAAAAAAGCAGACGGAGGAATGGGAGTCGCTCGCGCGGAAGTTGATTTGCACAGTGCCGCAGAAGCTGGTGCCGCAGGAGGCGTCGATCGTCACGGTCGGCATCGACCGGCAACACGATCACTTCGTGCTCGACGCGTTGGCGTTCGCACCGGGCAAAAAACCGTGGATGATCGATTACGGCTATATCGAGACGTTCACCGAGCTGCGCAACTGGCTGCTGACGACGTATCCGCACCAGGACTGCGGGCCCGAGGTGCCGATTCTGCGGGCGTTCATCGACGTGAACTATCACCCGACCGACGAAGACGGCTCGACGGTGCACGTCTGGATCAAGGAAACCAATCGGCTCGCGCGTGCAGCGGGGCTGCCGCTGCAGGTATTCGCGTGCCGCGGTGCGAATCGCGAGCTGCATCAGCCGCTAAAGATTCACAAACCCGACGGCAACTCGCACTTTATGGGCGGCACGCTCGTCGAAGTCGATCACCCGCATACTCAGGACTGGCTCGACAAGCGGCTATTCGGTCAGGTGGTCGATGCGAAGATCGATCCCGGCAAGCCGACCGACGAAGTGTTGCTGCGGATCTTCAAGGCCGAACCGTACGAGCACGAGGACTTCATCAAGCAGCTGCTGAACGAGGCGCCGGCCGAGTTCATGAACGCCAAAACCAAACGCATGACGCGGGTTTGGGCCAAGGTCGACGAAAACTCGCCGAACGATCACCGGGATGCGACGCGGTACGCCTATGCGGCATTTCTGCATGCCACGTTCGGCGGCACGGTGCCGAGCCGCGTGCAAACGATTCAAACTCAACAGGCGGCCCGCGTGCGGTCGTCGCAAGACAGGCCGACGGGCTTCACCACGCCCGACGGCCGACCGTTTTTTGTGGGCAATAGGAGATAAACGCCGTGGCCAATGCTACTCGCAAGCCGACCGCCAAACCGCAGACCGAAACGCCGCCGGAAGTAGGAGCGGAAGCCGGCCCGACGACGACCGTAGAGCACACGTTCGACACGGTCACCGTCACCGTTCCGCTGGTCGATTTGATTCCCGAGCAGTATTCGCAGCGGCACGTCGATCTGCAGCTGAGCGAACCGCGAGCCAATACGCTCAAACGAATCACCGATGGGCTGATTGCCAGCAAGCAGCGCACCGCCGACGGGCGACCGGTCACCAGTGCGGCCGACGCGGTCCGTTGGTGGCTCGACGGAATTGCGGCTGCCAACGCCGAGGCGAAATAGCTCCGAATCGTCCGAAACAATTTGTGGCGTTGCGGTTTGGGTTTCGCGGCGGTTGGGGTAACACGGCGGGCATGGCACTGTCGGGAACCAGTACCCTTGCCGACGCGAAGACGCAATACATGGCGAACCTTGGTTGGAAAACCGAGGCTTCGACCAGTAAGTGCGCGCTTTTCATCGAAGCCTGCCAAGCGTTGTTGTTGCTGATGCCGGCGGAAGTCGGCCGAGGCCGCGGCGGTTCGCAGGTGAAGATGGAAATGAACCTGATCGCCGACCGGTTGAAGTCGGCCGAGGTGTGGCTCGCGCAAAACGGCGGTACGGGGAGCGGTTCGACGGGCGGTGCGGTTCGGTTTGCCAGCTTCGAAAACTTCCGCGGGTAGCGGGGAAGCAGGCGACCGTCGGGTTAAACCGTGGGCGCTCTCGTCGGACGCAATCATTTGACGATGCAGCAGCGGTTCCAAGAGGAACGCGCTGACTACGACGCCGCGAAGCAGAATCGTCTGCGACGCGTGCGGACTGGCATCGCGTCCGGCGGCAGTCACGCCGACTATCACTACCGCCGCGAGGGCGACTTCCTGAAGATTCTGGAAGTGGCCCGCGACGTCGACCGCAACAATGCGGTCGCGACGCGTATGTTTGATCTGTCGGCCGACGCGACGGTGCAGGACGGTATTCACGCGAAAGCGGCAACCGGCAACACCGACTTCGATGAAGCAACCGACGCCAAATTCGAGGCGTGGGCCAACGATCCCAAGCAGTGCGACGCGCAAGGCGAGCAAACCTTCGGTCAGATGCAGCTGCACGCGTTCCGGCAGATGCAAGTCGACGGCGACATTGTGGCTTTGCTGTCCGACGAAGGGCGTTTGCAGCACATCGAAGCGCACCGAATCCGCACGCCGAAGAGTAGCCGCCGCAAAAACGTAGTGCACGGCGTGGAGATTAACGGTCTTCGGAAACGCACGCGATTCTGGATTACGAACGACGACGTCGAGCCGTCGGCTACGGTCAACACGTGGGACGAAGTGCACCCGCTCGAGGCCTACGACGACGCCGGCCGCCGCCGAGTCGTGCACCTTTACAACCGCAAGCGATTCTCGCAAACCCGCGGCGTATCGGCCGCGGGCCCGATCTTCAATCTGCTCGATTTCGCCGACGACATTCACTACGCGAAATTGGTGCAGGCTCAGATGGTGAGCTGCTGGGGTTTATGGATCGAGCGCACCGAAAGCTGGACCGGCGACGACGGCCCGCAAATGGGCGAGCAGACCCGCACGACGCGCGCGGATGGTTCGACGGAAACGATCGAGGGAATGGGGCCGGGCATGCTCTGGCGTGGCGCTCGCGGCGAAGTGCCGCACGCAATCGATGCCAAGATCCCCAATCCCGAATACTTCCCGTTCATGAAGATGACGCACACGATGATGATGGCGGCGCTTGGCCTGCCGTACATGCTCGTGTTTCTTGATGCGTCAGACACCAATTTCAGCGGTTGGCGTGGTGCTTACGACATTGCCAAGATGGGTTGGCGCCGCAATCAGCGATCGCTGATCGTCGACTACGTCGACCCGGTGCGACGTTGGAAAATCGCCCAGTGGATTGCTGAGGATCCGATCTATGCCCGCCTGGCGGCTCGGCGTTCGATCGTTGATCACAACCGCTGCACCTGGCATCGGCCGACGTATCCGTACATTCAGCCCGCTCAGGATGCCACTACCGACATTCTGATGCTGGCCAACATGCTGACCAGCCCGCAGCGGCATTACGCGTCGAAGGGCGAGGATGCGTACGAGGTCGCCAAAGAGACGATCGAATTCCGCGGTTTCAACATCGAAGCCGCCGCCAATGAAGCCGGGCGAATCAACGCGGCGTGCGGGTTATCCGGTGCTGCCGCGGTGAGCTGGCGCGATCTGTTCCCGCTGCCGTCGGCTCAGGGACTGAATATCTCGCTCAACGCCACGCCGGAAGCATCGGCAAAGAAACCGCAGCAGGATCCCGCCAATGTCTAACGCCTTCGTGACGTTGCCCGATCTGCCGGTGAGTGATGCTCGGATGCACGAGTATCTCGACGTGTGGGCGATGATGCCGGATCGCTGCTTAGCGCTGGCGAAATCGCTGCACGGCTGCGACTGGCCGACGCATCTTGCGGCCTGGCGAGCGAAGCAAACCGAGCGAGCCGACGCCGGCGGCGGCGGGCGGCAACCGTACACGCTGACGGCCGCAGGGATCGCGGTCGTCGGCATTGCCGGGCCGCTTATGAAGCAAGTCGGCTCGATGGAAGATGGCACGTCGACGGTGCTCGTGCGGCGGCAGATTCGCGCGGCGACAAATTCGGCCGACGTGAAAGGCATCATGTTGCTGGTCGACTCGCCCGGCGGCACGATCGCCGGAACGGCCGACCTGGCTGACGACATTGCGAAAGCAGAAACCAAGAAGCCGACCGCCACCTATTACCAAGATTTAGGGGCTTCGGCGGCGATTTGGGCCGGGAGCCAAACCGGGTACCAGTCGGCCAACGTCACGGCCGCGATCGGCTCGATCGGCGTTTACACCGTCGCGCACGATCTGTCGAAAATGGCCGAGCAAGAGGGCGTCGGCGTCTACGTGATTGCCAGCGGCAAGCACAAGGGGCTGGGCGTGCCCGGCACGCCGGTGAGTGCCGAATTGTTGGCCGAGCTGCAGAAGCGCGTCGACGGCCTGGCCGTGCATTTCATCCAAGCCGTGGCGCGAGGTCGGAAGCTGTCGATCGAGGCAGTCACCGAGATTGCGGATGGACGGGTACACGCCGCGGCAGACGCGGTGAGTTTGAAGTTGATCGACCGCGTCGAGAGTTTCGACGAGGCACTGGCCGCACTCGAGCGGCGGATCGGGAGTCAATCAAAAGGGAGAAAGGTTATGTCGAGCGAAAATCCGACCGCGCCGGTCGCGGCCACTTTGCAGCAGCTGGAAGCCGCTTGCCCCGGGGCAAGCAGCGATTTCTTTTTGCAGCAGCTGAAGGTCGGCGCGACCGTGTCGGCTGCTCAAACGGCGCTGATCGCGGGCCTCAACGCTCAGATCACGGCGCTCAACGCCAAGATCACCGAGCTGGAATCCGCCAAGAAGGCGAGCGACGACAAGGCCGCGGCGGCCGAGGCGAAGCTGAAGCCGGTCGACAAAGCCGAAGGCGGAAAAGGCAAGCACGGCCTTCGGGAAGAGCGAATCGAAGGCCGCGGCGATGAAGACGCCAGCAGCGACCCGATCGCGACGTTCGACCGCTTGGTCAACGAAAAGGTGGCGTCGGGAATGAAGCGACCCGCGGCGACGGCCGCAGTGATCCGTGAGAACAAGGCCGCCCACGCGGCCTATCTCGAGGCCTACAACGCTCGCGCGCCGCGAGCCAGTCGCGACGCGTCGTAAGGTACGGCACGGCGGGGGCAAGCGGTCGACAAACCACGCAATAGCAACAAATTTCAAATAGGAGTTAGTCACATGACCCAAAAAGTGGAAGGCCGGTATCACGGCGGGTTTACGGCAGGCACCGCGATTGCCCCGGGCCTGCGGGTAAAGTTGAGCTCGGGGAAGTTGGCCCTGGCCGGCGTGAACGATTTCGAGCTCGGCGTGAACGTCAATCGGACGTTTGCCGACGGCGATCCGGCGACGGTGGACCTGGTGACCGGCGAAGGAACCACGCCGATGGTGGCATCGGGTGCGATTTCGGCAGGTGCCGACGTCTTCGCGGCCGCGAGCGGAAAGGTTGCCGCGACCGGTTCGCTGAAGATCGGCCGGGCGATCACCGCGGCGAGTACCGACGGCGATCATATCGAAGTGCTGCGCGATAACGGCCGCGGGTTCACGCAGTCGCTGGCTGCCGCCGCATCGGAAGCGACCGGCAACTCGATCGTCGCCGGTGCGACGGCCGTCGAAGTGACGGGCGTCACCGTCGACGCGAACGACTTCGTCGTTCTGCCGGCGATCGCCGACGTTCCGCTCGGCCACACGATTCGCATCATGGCCAACGGCGGCAGCAATTTCGAGCTGCGTACGCCGGCGACGACTAACACCAAGATCAACGACGTCGACTCGGACGGCACGCAGGAATATCTCTGCACCGACACCGACATGATCGTCGTCTCGAAGCGAACGACGACCGGCTGGGTGGCCCAGTCGATCACGAAGCTGGGAGCCGTGCGTACGGCGGTGGTTCCGGACTAAGGCCGAGCCGGGTTCAGCCCGGCCAAGCGGGGGCAGCTGCCTTTTGCAGCAATCATTCATCATTTTTAGACGAGGTTTGTTATGCCGGGACCCACTACCAGCCTGTCGACCTTCCGCCCGGATATCCCGGGCGCGATGGAGGAATTCTCGCTCGAGCAAAACGAGGCCGGTTACATCGGCCTGCAGGCGGCTCGGGTATTAGAAGTCAATTCGCCGGCCGAAAACGTCGGCAAAATCCCGCTCAAATCGCTGTTGATCGCTCGCGATACGCAGCGCAATTCCAGCGGTCACTACAGCAGTGACGACTGGGAATTCGAGAAATGGTCGTACTCGACCGTCGAGCACGGCTTCGAAGGCAAGATCGACGATCGGCTGTCGCGTCTGTATCGCAGCTACTTCGATATGGAAATGCTGACCGCCCGGCGGGTGCGCGGCATCGTCGGCCGCAATCTCGAATCCCGCATCGCGGCATTGTTCGCGGCGGCGACCAACACCACCGCCGCGAGCACCGTGTGGACCGACGCGAGCGCGACGCCGCTGGCGAAAGTCGAAGTCGCCCGCACCGCGATCATCGGGCGCACCGGTATGAAGCCGAACTGCCTGATCGTGTCGGACGACGTCTACCGGTACCTGCGTTTCACCACGGAGTTGATCGACCGTTTGAAATACAACGGCGTCGTCGACGTGGTGCCGGGCAAGATCACCGCCGCGCAAATGGCGGCGATCTTCGACGTCGATTACTTCCTGGTCGCGGGTGCTCGCAAGAACACCGCCAACTCGGGGCAAACGGCGTCGCTGTCGACCGTGTGGACGAAAACCGAAGCCTACTTGTGCCGCGTCGCCACCAGCGACGACCCGCACGAGCCCTGCTTCGCCCGCACAATCCACTGGGGCGAAGACGGCAGCCAGATCGGCGGCGTCGTCGAGACTTACCGGGACGATTCGCGGCGCAGCGACATTCTGCGCGTGCGAATGGAAACCGACGAAGTCACGATGTACGACGCGATGTGCCAACGGATTACCGGCGTCGCTGCGTAAGCGGGGTGATCGTTGTCGACCGAGGGCCAACATGCGACGGCGGCTTTCGCCCAGCTCATTGACGTGCTGGGCGAAGCCGTCGTGCATTGGCCCGCGGGCGTGGAGGCCAACAAAGAGACGATCACGGCGATCGTTGATCGGACGGAGCAGACGCAGGGGCGGCAGGGATCCGAGGCGAACGGCAACAGCAGGATCCCAAAGTTCGCGACGCTCTCCATGGCGCGATCGGTCGAGGTGACCGAGGGGCAGGATCCATTGAAAGCGTCGGTGTTTTTTTTTGATTCGCAACGCTGGTATGCCGTGTCGATCCCCTGCGTCGAAGACGGCTGCCAGGAAGTGCTCGTGAAGCGTGTCGAGCTGGGTTACACCGGAGCAAGACGCTAACGCCATGGTCGTCGCACACACGGTTCAAGAATACGGGCTCTTCCTGCAGCCGCTTTTTCAAGTGGCTCGGATGCTCGCCGCTTGTCCCGATGTTATGTCGCTGTACGGCGTTAGCACGCCGGCCGAGGCGTATCAGCTGATCCGATGGCCGCGGGCCGCCGACGCGCCCGATGTTCACGGCGAAGTGTCGGAGCGGCCGCGAATCATCCTTAGCTCGAACGAGTGGGGTGCGATCTGCCAGAGCAAGGCGACGTTTACGTTCAGCGGGCAGGTGCTGATTCGGATCGAACGGCCCGCGTATCACGTCGCAGATTACTTCTCCCGCAATCAGTGGCCCGAAAACTACTGGCCGACGAACTATTGGCCCGAGCGAAAGCTATCCGTCGACGATCAGACCGCCGACGCGATGGTCAAATTCGGCGCGATCATTCGGCAGTTTATGGCAAATAACGGCGGCAACCCGGGACCCGATTCGGTGCCCGATCCGACCAGCTCTACCTATGCCGAATTCAAATCATTGAACGCTCTGATCGAGGCCGAGCTCGTCGACCCGGCGGACTGGGACGGGGCCTACTTTGCGGTCGGTCTGTATGCAGTGAACTGGGGGACCGGCGCATAATGTTCACCCCCTTCATTGAACTGCCGGAGATCATGACCGCGTCGCCGCGGAAGCATAACGAGATCGTGCGGAAACAGATGATCGCCATCGCGGAGCGGCATCATCGCGAGATCATGCCGCTGCACTTCAAGTCGTCGGCACACACGCGTTACGGTCACATGGACCGCAACCCGATGTATATCCGCAACAAGATTCGGCGGTTTGGCGTCGGTACCGATCTGATTCGCACTCGCCGCACGATGCAATACATTCTCGACCCGGCGAATCGCCGCATTCTGGTGAGCGGATCGGCTGACTCGGGAACGATCCGCGTGCAGCTGCTCATGCGGCTGCCGTTTAGCGGCGGAACCGGCGTCAGTGCCGACGATGCCTACTACGCTCGACTCGAGGCGGCGTTGTCGACCGAACGCGACCCGGCAAAAGTTGCCAAGATTCGCCGGCGGCTTGAAAACCGGCACAACAACCGCGGCAAGGTCGGCGTTACGCCGGCGCAGATGGTCAAAGAGCTGCGGACCGTCACCGGCGAGGAAATGGCCGACGCGACGCGAATTCTTGCCGACGGTTACAAGGCCGATCTGCGGGCAATGAATAAACCACGTTTACGACCGGGCCTGACCCGGGCGGATTTGAACTAAAGGAGCCCACGATGTCGAACACGAATCAATACAGCCTTTACAGCGGCACGGTTCTACCGCAGGGCGGCTCGCCGGCGCTCCACCTGACGCAACTGCACGGCCGAAACATCGACAACGGCCTGCGAATCGAAGAACACATTCTCGCCGGCACCGTTGATCGTGCGACCAGCCTGGTGATGGAAGGTAATCCCATCATCGGCATGATGACTTACGACCTGGCAGGCGCGTTTAACGGCGGCATCGGCATCCGCCACGGTTACAACGCCGCCGGCGGGGCGACGTTCCGGTATCAGCAGCGGGCTTCAAATCTCGTTTCGGGTAGCGGCACGGTCGGCACCTTCATGACCGGCAGTAAGCACATCACCGTCACGGCCGACGGCGGCATGGTGATGCCCCAGCGGCTCGCTTTTTCGCAGGGGCAACTCGGGCAACTCGACATGACGTTTTTCGCGCAGTGGACCGATCGCTCGCTCGATCCGCTCGTGCTGGCCGTCGATCAAGCGCTTGCCCAGTCCCCGGCGTACAGCTCGCTCTTCACGCTTGGCCCGTTCATGTACGACGGTTCGCCGATCGACGGCTGTATCGGCTGGGAATTGCAGTGCGGCCTGGGGCTCGAGCCACGTTTCCGCGAAGGGCTCACCTACCCCGTTGAGCATCTGATGAATACCCGATTGCCGCGGATCGTAGTGCGGTTTGACACGCCGGAAATCGCCGCGTGGGTCGGCAATCTGTTCATGGCCCAGCAGCAAGACCCGATTCAGCTCTTCGGACGCCGTAAGAACCCGGCCAACAGCGACGGCAATTACGCCGACGATGCGACCGAGCACCTGAAACTGAGCGTGCCGGGCGGCTCGTGGAAGGTCGATCCGTTCGGGGCGACCGGCACGCAAAACGTGCCGGGGCAGATCACGCTGGTGCCGACGGGCGTGCTCGAGCTCAGCCTGGCATCCGCGATCGAATAGCGGCGGCCGGTTTCGTCGTTGTGTTCCCATTTTTGGAGAGAACCATGCCCGCCATTCGTCCGGATTTGAAGCTGCCCAAGAAGTTCGCCGACAAGCTGCCGAACGCCGAAGCGCTGCCGGTGCTGACCGACGAAATCAAGCAGCAGCAGAAAGCTGCGTTCAAGGGAAAGTGCAAAGACGGCAATTGCCGCCTGACGCAATTCGAGATGGAGCTCGGCACGGTTCGGCAGCTCGTGACGAGCTGCGGAAAGTGCGGCGAGCGAGCCGCGATCGACTGTGCTCTGTAAGCCGCTCTGTAAGCCGAACCCGTAAGACCGAGTAAGCCATGGCCATCACGCTGGAATCGACGACGTCGGGCGATCAGGGAATGCTGAACCGCATCGGCGCGGTGTATTCTTGGATCAAGGTGCTCGACGTGTTCGCCGGCACCGACGTGCCGGCCAAGAGCAAGGCCCTGCAGGATCTGTTTGACGGCGGCACGGCCGTAGAGCGGTTGTCGGTCGACGGCGTCGTCGACGTGCAGGCATCGCTGCAAAACGTGGACGCGGCAGGCCTGGCCGATTTGGCGATCAACATGCTGATTGATCAAGTGCATGCGGATAATCCGCTGCCGAGTCTATCGCTCAGCGTGGCGATGGCCGAGTTCATCCGGCAACTGAAAGCGGGGGGCTATTACGTCGAAGCGAATTCCGTGGCGGCCGCGGCGACGCAGTCAGGGCTGATCGGCAACGGCACGGTCGTCGTCAGCACGAAGAACGTCTTCGGATACGAAATGCAGAACCTGATCCCCGAGGATCTGGAAGTTCGCGTTTTGAGTGCGACCAGCCTGCGCGTGCAGGGCCAAGCCGTCACGGCAAACCGGCTGCAACCGGCCTGGCCGACCGGCAGCGGGGCCGATGAAACCTACACCCCGGTCATTCCGGACTCGGCTGATAGCCTGGTGACGAACGGCAGTTTCGACGCGTTCACGACGAATTCGCCCGACGATTGGACGGTCGACACCGGCACGCCGGGCACTACCATCGGCGAAGAGGCAAGCACCGTTTACCGTGCCGGCGGGAAGGCCCTGAAGATCACCGGAAACGGTTCGCAGCTGACAAAGATTTCGCAGGATCTGGCCGCGGTGCTCGAGCCGCACACGCAATATGCGTTGTCGTTTGTCTGCCGGATGGACAGCGACCCGGCGGCCGGGGCGTTTAAGGTTGACCTATTCGACGGCTCGGCGGTGATTAACGACGAGGCGGGAACGGCCAACGAGCTGGCGTTTTCACTGACGTCGGGGCTGAGCTCGGGATGGGTGCGAAAGAATGTGACGTTCCGCACGCCAGATCCGTTGCCGGCTTCTTGCAAATTGCGACTTTTCTTGACGACGGCGCTCACCACGTCGCGCGTGTTGCGGATCGACGATCTGACGCTCTCCGTGATGCGTCAGCCGTCGGGCGACGACCGGACGCCGTACCTGCAATTTCCGGACGGCTCGACGCCGTACAGCGTCGACGACAACGCTCCGGACGGTACCGGCACGTTCAAGATCACGACCACGAACAACATGGTCGGCAAGATTCAAAAGGCCTTCCAACGCATGTTCAATATGGTCGGCCTGGGACTGCAGCTGCCGTATGTGACGGCATCGACCGAGTTAGACGACACGTTATTCGATTAACCGAGGGGGCAAGATGGCGACGTTGTTGTGGTATTTCCCGAACGGCGGGCCGGGAATGGATTTTGCGCGGTGGTTCGCCGAAGCCGGGATCGGCGACGTGATTGTGCCGGGCGACGAAGGGCCGAGCGTCGTTCAGACGCAGGTGCTCAGCGGTCCGGACGGCGGGCAGGGCCGACTCTGTTTCTGGCGGCCGAAGGGCGGCAGCGAGCGGCAGGTGGTCGTCAACAGCGAGAAACAGACTTGGTATGAGGCACCGCCGCGCGACGGTCTGCCACGCGGCCGGTTTTGGCTTGGCGTCTGGAATGACGAGACGCTGCAACCGGCTGATCTGCTGCGGCGGCGGCCGCTCGACGGCGAGCTGGTGCGGCTCGGCAAATTCGAGTGGATCGTGCCGACGGCGCGAACGCTGCCCAAGGTGTTTCGCTTCGGCGACAACGGCGAACGGATCTGGCCGTACGAATACCCCGAGCACGTCGCCTATGTCGACGCCGCGCGGGCCATGGTGCTGCAGCTGATTGCCGACACCAAGCCCGACGGGTTTACGTATCAGCTCGACCCGCATTTGGAATTCACCGAGCGGGCTTTGCGGCTCAATTACCGGGTGACGCTGGAAGTGCTGCACCTAATGGGGGCAATTCGGGAGGAAGACGTCTGGCGAACGGCTCACGCCGCCAGCGGGGCGCCGCAGTCGGCCGCGGACGTAAAAAAAAACATGGTGAGTATGTAGCCTGGCTAAAGGGGCTGAACGGGCCGGGGTACCCGCCCACGCTCTTCCAGTCGATGGCGCTTGAGGAAGAGACGCAGACGACGGCGACGCAGTCGGTGCACCTGGTGAAGCGGGAGCACGGCGTCGAAGTGGTGATCGGAGATAGCACGCGGTCGGACGGTGACGGGTTTAGACGGTTGATGAGCAAATTCCCCATTCCGAAAACTCGCACATGAGCACCGGCGGCAACGAAATTCGAATCGGCTGGCAGTCCGAAATGGGCTCCGTGATTCGTGATCAGGAAACGCTCACGCAGAGCGTGGCCAAGCTCAACACGAAGGTGGAGGATCTGAAGTCGTCCACGCGTGAGGCGTCGGCCCTTTTCGGCAACATGCAAGCGGCCGGGCGCCGCATGACGGCGGCCAACGAGACGGACCTAGAGCGGTACCAGCGAAAGCTGGGCGAGGTCAACAAGCTGCTCGCCGAAAAACAGATCACCGAAGAGACGGCGGCCCGAGAGAAGATGCGGCTGGGCCGCGAGCTACTGAAACTTGGCGACGATGATCACCAGTCGCAAGAGCGGGCAATCAAGATTCTCGGCGATCGAGCGGCCAAGGAAGCGGACCTGCACGCGGCCGCGCGGAAATGGGCAGCCGCGACGGAGACGACGCAGGAACGCCAGAAGCGGCAGTTGGCTGAACTGGCCGATCTGCGGCAGCGGGGCCTGCTCACCGAAGAGCAACACGGCCGGGCGATCGCTTCGGTCAACGAAAAGAACGTCACCGGGCTACAGAAGATCATTAAGGAAGCCGGGCCGGCCCTGCAGGCCGCGATCGGCGTCGGTAGTGCGCTGGCGACCGTGGCGACCGTCGCCGGGGTGATCAAGGCCGACTATGAGAAGATTCAGCAGCAGCTGCACCGCAGTGCGGAGTATGGAAAAGATATCGGCGAAATCAAATCGACGGCTCTGCTCAACGCGCCAACGTGGATGAGCGGGGATGAGCTAACTGCTCGCGTCGATCGACTTGCGGCCGCCGGTGCCGGCGATCGCTTGTCGCTAGCCCGTCAGATCGGTGCTTCATACGGGGCTTCCGGCGTCGCCACCCCAGGGCAGCAGGATTCCTTCATCGCCAAAACCGCAAAGGTGATGCTTTCGCCCGAAGGGCGGGAAGCCTTTAGCCGCACCGCTCTGGCCTTCGCCGGTAACAATGGTCTGCTTGATAACCCCGAGGCGGCGATCGGCTTTTTGGCCGCCGCCCAAGGGCAATCGTTTGTTCGCAATCCCGAGGAATTCGCTCAGTCGGCGGGCCCGGTGCTCAACACGGCCCGCATCAGCGGTTTCGGAGAGCGTACGGCAGCCGCACTCTTCGGCACGATGACCCGGACCGGCGAAGACTCAACGGGCCAAACCGCCAGCAACAACATGATCCAGGCGATCGAGCAACTCACCAAGCTGCGGCGGCAGTTAAATCTGCCGCCCAGCGCCGACGGTGACGCCATCATTGCCGCTCTGCAGGATCCCAAGAACAAGGCCGCCACGATCAAGTTGCTCGGCACAGACCGTCGTCAGGGCACACTGCAAATGGGTGCCCGCTACAACGCCGCGTTTCGCGAGTTGATCACGGGCGGCACGGCGTTTGAGATGTACCGTGAGGCGCGGAGTGCGATTCCAGAGGCCGGGCCGGAGTCAGTGCCGTTCTATGAAGCCAAGGTGCGGCAACAGGAAAGCGATCCCGAGATCGCAATGCAGCGTCGCGCAAACATTTATCAGAAAACTACGCAGGGCGTCGTGGCCGGGCAGGAGCGAATCAAAGCCGGCACGGAAATGATGGGGTTCAGCGACCTGATGGAAACGCTGTATCCGCATTTGCCGATGGATATGTACTACACGACCAAAGCCGATTTCACGATGCGGAACTGGTGGAGCGGCGACACCCAGGCGGCCTCTGAGGGTGCCCTCAGTAACTTGCTCAACAACATGCAAGGCGGTGAGCGTGGCAGCCGGGATCTGATCGAGGCGGGGCAGCGCAAGGTCGGCGACGGCGACCAGACCGTTGTGCAGGTGCTGCAGTCGATCCTAGGCGAGCTGCGACGCCAACGTACCAGCGGCGCATCGCCCAACGGCTCGCGGCCGTCACTTGAGCAGTCAAGCCCGAGGGAACCGTAACCGTGGATCAAACCGCTCCGATCGAATTCGGCGACCTGCGGATTCCCTGCACCATTTGGCGCGGCCTGGTGATCGCCGACGCGCCGATGGATACCCGATTCTTCCACCCGCCTGGTACGCACGGCACGATCGTTCGCATGCTCGGGATTTTGCCGCGGCCAATCATCGTGCCGGTTTGCCTGCATTCGAGGGAATGGAACCGGTACGAGTATGTCGCCGCATATCTGCAGCGGCTGCTGGAAGTTAAAGCCAAGGGACGCGAGCAAAATCTGACGCTACCCGTCGCCGACACAGAATTGAAGTTCAGCCGCTGCTATTTGGAGAACTGGCAGCCGAGCCCGCGCGGCATCCAACGCGACGAAGTGAACGGCCTGGGGCCCGGCAACCGTTGGTTTATCGAAGGCGTCTTGACGTTTGTGCAAACGGTGCCGGTGCCGAACGGCAGCCCGGGCAGTGAAGGCGGCGGCAGCGGCGATATTAGTCGAGGATAGGCGGCATGGGTTCAGCGGATAAAGACAAAACAGTTCGGTTCACCAATCCGGTTCGCGTTTTCTACAACGATCGCGAAACGCAGGACTTGGTGCCGCTTTCGATCGAGCACTCGCTCGGCGGGCAAGCCGGCGACGTTTGCACCTGCAAATTGCCGTGGCGAGGCCTGCTCATGGACGCAACGGCCGTCGAGCACCCGAAGGGTAAGCTGACTCTGAAAACGACGACGGACGAAGACCAAGAAATCACTCTCTTCGTAGGCTGGGGATCGGGGATCGTTCACAATCTGGAGAACGGTGAACGCGGCGTGGAGTTTCGCGTGTCTCGGTTTCACTACGGCACGGCGCTAGTCGGCGTCCGTGAGTTGCTACCGCCTGGCAAAAGCGGCGAGAAGAAAGAGGCGATCAGCACTTCGGCCGAGTCGAGCGAAAGCGGTACCGAAAAGGACAAAGGCCCATCCGAATCGAAAAAAGACGGCAAGCCCCGCGAGGTGATCATCAAGCGGGATCTGATCTTCAACCCGGTGATCGACGGCGTCGTGCGGGGAAACATGCGCGACGTCGAAAACGTCGGGCTTTACATGGTCGACTACGAGAGCATCCGCACCGCGCAGGCCCGCCGCTTTCAGAAGTATGAGTATTCGAGCGACGAGGCGTTTCGGACGTCGGCCGACAAGCGGATATTCACCTTGCCCAAGGCGGTGCAGTATCTGTGCGAGCTGCTGAATCGAGACGAACAAGACATCGACAATCCGACGGCCGAGCACCTGCAGAGCTTGACGAAGAAGGTCGCCACCCCGGCGATCCGCAACGTCAAGATACCGACCGGGCTCTATCTCAACGAGGCGCTCGATCTGTTGCTGACACCGGTCGGGTATACGTGGTTTCTGCGTTACAACGCCAAGAATTCCAAGCCGCGGATCTACGTCCGCCGTCGCGGCGACGGCCCCAAGCAGTTGGCCCTGCTGCAAAAGGCATCTAGCCCGTTCGATCCGGAAAAGAACACGAACGATGAGGCGACGCTCGCCGCGGGATCGCACACGTCGTTCAACGCCGTTACCGTGCTTTCCGGGCCGCGACGCCGCGAAGTGACGATGGAGCTGGTGAAAGGCTGGAAACGTGAATACGATTCGCTCGACGAAGATGCCACGGCGACCGACTCGGAATACTTCCAAAACCGGCCGGAGTTTCGCGACGTGTTCCGGAAGTTCGTCGCCGATGAGGCGGGCGATTACATCGGTTTTCGCGACACGATCAAAGAGCCGGCCGATTTGAAGCGGTTTTTCGGGTACGACGCGATGCCCAAGCGCCGCAAGATGCACCCCTGCTTGACGCGGAACGCCGACGGCACGCCGGTCGGCCCGCACGGCGTGCGAATCAGCTGGAAACTCGAAAGCGATCCGTCGTCGGCCGAGTGGAAACCGCTTGAGGAAATGGACTACGGTGAAGTGCAGCTGCTTGAGCAAGAGATCGGCATTTACTTCAGCGGCTTGCTAGTGCCGCTGGAAGTCTGGGCCAACGGTGGCAAGGTGAAGTTTCGCGTTACGTTCTCGCTCGACGAAGACGATCGCTATTCGCAGACCGTGAAAGACGTGACGACGCCGCTGCCGAAAACCATCACCCACGTCGTCGACGCGGCCGATCGGTTTCACTTCCGCGAGGTCGACAAAAGCAGTGAGTTCTACGACGCCGTGAAAGCCGAGAAGATGCTGGCCGACGAGGTCGACGACACCGAGGCCATGAAAGAGCACGCCCGCGGCCTGCTGAAGTCGTACAACGTGATGGACCTGGGAGCGTCGTTTAAGGTGATCGGTCTGACAACGCCGCAGCTTGAGCCGGGCGACGTGATCACGGAGATTCGAGGCCGCGATATTAGCCTTTCGGCACTCAAAGGGGGCAACGGCAGCGAGACGGATGATCAGTTTCCGCAGATCACGTCGATTCGATACGACCTGGCAAATGATTGCCGCTACCTGACCCTGCAAACGATTAGGAACGGCTGATCATGGCAGACCGCATCGCCGCCGAATCCCGGGATCGAACGCAGGATGCGCGATCACAGACGCAAATTATCCGCCGCGTACGGGTGCGGCTGCAGACCGATCTGGAATCGCACGAGGCCGAAAGCGACGGCAGCATTCCGGCTGGCCGCTGGGCGTGGTGCAAGATTCTCTACGGCAACGGCGGCGGCGGCTGGGTGGAGAAAGGAGAGCGGTTTCGCGTCTGGGATCCGTGGAATAGCGAAACGGAAGGCTACCAGCTCAGCGAGGGTGACGACGCCAAGGCCGAATACGTACGCTGGGGCGTGAACCGTTACGAATTCTACGACGCGCCGTGCAAGGAATAGCAGATGGGAAATCACCGCTGCTGCTGCAAAAAAGGCTGCGCGATCTGGACGGACTTCTTCGACCGCACGCCGGAAGAAACTGCGCCGGACGGTATCAACTATCTCGGCTCCACGCGGTACACCGGCGCGCTGAGCGATTGGCACATCACCGGCGGCAAACTGATCGCCGATGCGGCTGATAGTCAAATCAATTTCCATGACGGCGGGAAACGCATTTGGCACGTTCGCACCGCAGTGACTCTGCCGAACGTCGGTGATCACTTCAGATTGCATTATGATGCGGAGACGGTACTGCTGGAGCGCACCGGTTCGTCGACGTACCGCACAACGATGGCGGGCGAGACGTGGGATTTTACGAGCCTAGCAACGCCTGACTTTCAGCTCGACGCCGCGTTTTTTCCGCGCAGTCGCCACGGCTACTACTTCGACAAGTTCACGACGCCGCCCGACTCGGATCTGGTTTCCTCGGGCTACGCAATCTTAGAAGGCGCCGGCGACGTCGTCTGCCAGCCGCATCCTGACTTCACGCTGACCGGAATTGTGGCTGCGCGGCAGAATCTTGGCAGCGGGTTCAACGTCTGGGGAATGAGCGGCTCGGCGGGAGTTGAGGTCGACCAGCTCGAGCTCGTGCGAAGCAAGAAAGCCTGCTGGGAAATGCTGCATGGCTGCTGCTCCGTCTGTTGGGACGGCCTGCCGCCGACGGCGATCATTACGGCCAGCGGATTCTCCGGAACTTACTCGGCCCCGGGCTTCCACACCTGCGACCGAACGTACTTCAACGGCGCGCACGTGTGCGATCCCGATTTGAGCACGGCGGGCTGCGCGTGGAAGAAAAACATCACCTACAGCGGCACGCCTGCCTGCGATAGCTCGGTAGGCGTGCAGCTGTTTTATTCCGATCCGGACAACGATCAGTTTATTGTGTCGGTTGTCGCGCCGTGGTCCGGTGCGCCAAGCGGTTGGGAGTCAGCCCCGTTCAGCCGGGCCGACGTCTGCAATGGAGAAACGATCACGCTGACACCGGTTTCCGGATCACCGACCGGAACCCTGACCCTGAGTTTCGCGTGATGCCGATGGACTGCGATTTCGAGGTGCCCGATCCCGATGCCCGGCCCGACCGCAAGGTATGCCGCCGTGAGGCCTGCGGCCGCGTTGTAACGCTGCCGTTGCCGCCGGAGCTGATCTATGCCACCTGCCGCGTCGGTAAGGCGCCGCGGCCGCCGAGCAAGCCGCAGGCCGTGGTGCCGCCGCCGCCGCCGCTGACGTTCGAAAGCGGGCTCAAATGCGTCCACCGCGGCAAGCTGCTCGGCACGGTGCCCAACGGGCTCTGCTGCGGCGGCGGTTATCCAGTGCGGGTTGCCGTTTGTAGGGAATTTGCCGTTTGTAGCGAAGAGCCGGTTGCCAACACGAAGGCCCAGCGCATCCATGGAGTGCGGCCGACGCCGTGCGATGAGTGCCAAAAGCGTGCGGCAGCAGGGGTTGAGGCGACGGGCAAGGCCGTTTAAGATGCACCACGTTCACCGCTGACCCAGTGAACACTTGATCGTTGTATCGGGCATTTAGCTCAGTTGGTTAGAGCACAACCCCATGCGGGAAGTGCGACCTGAGCCGAATGTAACGGGTACAACGTATGAAGGCTCACAACCGAACGTACTCTGCGGTTTCTTCACCGCGTTGCTCTGAGCCGGCGGCTTTATTCGGCCGCGTCAAGATATATCCAATTCATGCCGTGTTCGTCACGGCTGAAAGAAACCTTCACACCGTCGCGGACAAAATGTTCGCGAGCACGAACGCCCTGCTCACGCATCAATTGCAACAGGGTACTATAGGGGCCTTCCGACGAACTAAATGCTTCGTCAAAAACCACACGAAGCGCATCGAGTGCAACGAGAACCCGCTGCGGAGTCGTGTCAGATCCGGCAGCGATGACGAAAGTGATCCTCACAATTCTTCCGTCGTCCTCATCAATGATGACGAGGCCCGATCCTTTCGACGAACGACCGGTATAGGTTTGACCGCCGGCACCCCAGTTGGTTGCGGGATCAAACTGAAATGCCCCGCCGTCTTCGCGTTCGAGGGCAGAAATCAAAGCTGCAGGCCTGGCTCCAATGCTCCGCTTTTTTTGTTGGCGTTGAGCCTCTTTCCGATTGTGATCGATCAAGGCCTGATCGCCGACCGGCGGAAGGTATTCCGACGACCGCTCATGCTCGATCGGCACCGCTTTGGATTCGTGCGAACCGCATCCGGAAATCGCCAGCAGAACAATTGCGGTGGCAATTCTGCATTGATGACGAACCAACATCGAGCGAGCCCCCAGTGGTATCTAAACGACGCGCATCGTAGCGCGAGCAAGCAGCATCGGCAACAACTTTCAGACAGACGAATTGCTGCGCAGTTGGACAGAAACACGCTATCGCGTAAACTCAGGGGATGGACACAATGATCGAACCCGAACGACTCCGCGCGGCGATCGGTCCGAACGTGCGCAAGCTGCGGACGGCGCGACAATGGAGTCAGCAGGAACTCGCCGACAAGGTGGGATGCCGCGTTCAGCACATAAGCCGCATTGAAACCGGAGCAATGAGCCCCAGCAGCGAGCTGCTATTTGCGTTGGCAGACGCGTTCGGAATCGCGACTGATGCACTGCGGGCGGTTTCCGAAAATCTTTCAGCCTCTGCTTGACACACTTACGCAATAGCGTAATACTCCATCCCGTTGGCGATCGTGCTCGCTGACGGCGGTTTCTCGGCCCTTCTGGCCCGTTAAGCCGTCTGGACGTCTGCGGTAACCCCGTCGGCGTCTGCCTTCAAGGATCGGCCGGTCGGCATAACCCGACCGCAGATGGAAGCCTGGCATTGATGCTGGGACGGCGACGATGCTGTTGCGCATTTTCATGTGCTATCTAAATCGTAAGGGAACCCCCGACTTTTTAGCGGGACGGCCCTTGCGGACTGTGTCGGTCGCAACGGATTGCGCTTCCTACTCTGAAGCTGCATCCGATGATTGCCTTCCCGCCACAACCCGAGCCGGGCGACGGTCCGCTGCCCGACTGGGAGCGGTCGGATCTGGCTCAGCTGGTGGCGAACTATGCCCGTTGCAACTTCTTGGCGCAGTCGTCGATCTGGCAGCACCGCGTGGCCCTGCGGAAGTTCGAAGCGTTTTTGCAGCGCGATGGTTCGCCGGCCGACCTGAACCGGGATTCCATCATCGACTTCTGTCGCTGGTACGGGGAGCAAGTCGCACCGCCGACGGTTTACGCGAAGCAACGCTGCTTGCTGGCCTGGTGGCAGTTTGCCGACGAAGAGGGGCTGACGAGCGAGTCGCCGCGGAAGGTGAAGCGGGTGCGGCTGCCCGAGAAGGTGCCGCAGGCCTGGAACGAGCGCGAGCTGCAAGCGATTCTCAACGCGTGCGATCGGCTCGGCCCGAGTCCGTACGATCGGACCGGCGGCTGCTTCCTGACGGGAGTGCCGCGCGGCAAATTCTTCCGGGCCTTTACGCTCTCGTTTCTCGATACGGGGCTACGGCTGACGGCGGGCCTACACGTGCGACGCAGCGACGTACGGGCCGATCTGACATTCACGGCCCGCTGGCAGTATCAGAAGACCTGGGTCGAAGCGGACAAGCGATTCTCGCCGCGGACGTGGTCGGAGATTTGCGCCCTGGGCGATCACGAATTCTGTTTGCCGTATGGGCAGACGGTCGGGCAGCGTGTGCAGCTCTGGAAATGGTGGAAGCGGATACTGCGGATGGCGGGGCTCGACGATTCGAAGGGGACCGGCCCGCAGCAGCTGCGGCGCACGGCGGCTTCGTTCAAAGAACTGCAGGAGCGTGGCTCGGCCAAGCGGTTTCTCGTGCACAAGACGGCGGGGCTCGCGGAAAAGAGCTATATCTCGCCGCGGATCGTGGCTCCGCAGATCGTCGCGGGCCCGACGCTGAATCTTTCTTAAACGGCCGCGGCTCTTTCTTGCGCAGTTGTTTTGAGTGGCTTGCCGCCGTGCAGACCTGGGCTTGCCTGGGCTTCGCGGCGGCGTGCGGTTCGGCCGCCGGTTTATGGACGGGCTCGGCGGCCGGGCTTGGTCGTGACGCGTGCGATCACGCCGGCGGCGTCTTCTACCGTGGGGGATGGGAGGCGCCGTCGGCGAGCATGCAATGAGTTTATTGCTGCAGGAAATCATCGAACGCCACCCGCTGCCCTGGGCTTATAGGCCAGAAAAGCACGACGACTGGGGCTTTGTTCGCGATGCTCGCGGCGGGTTGGTTTTGTCGACTTGCCCGAGCGGCCTGGCTGCGGACTTCAGTAAGGCGAATCTTGATTACAACGAAACGCGTAAGGCAGGCCCACAGCAGGCGCGTTTTTTGGCCGAATTGCTGATTGATGTAGTCGCGCATGCTGCGCGGGTTTTGGCTCAAAACGGCGGTCCTTTACGCGAGCAGCAAACCGTCAGCTGTGAATTGTTCACCGGAGTGTTAGAGCTGCTGGTGAAAAAGCACGGCAACCGCCGCATGGGGCCGGCGATGAATTGCCTGCACCCAAAACTTGCACGAGATCGAAGCTGCGTATTTGTCGTTGCCCGAGGGTGAAAAGAAAGCCCGGAGGCGCAAGCGATGAGCGACCAAGAAATCGGCGACGATCGCGACCAGACCGTGCGGGCCTGGCTGACGGAGCAGGGCGGCAGCTACGACTCGCGTCGTGATCGTTGGTTTTGGCCGCTGCGTAGCGGCAGCCGGCTGGAATGGCAGCGGGGCATGCTTTGGGTCGGAAATCCGCGGCACGAGTATGCGGTGCTCGAAACGAGCGTCACGGCGCGGCGGCGGCTGCTCGAGCTGCTCGGCCTGCTGCAGATCGATCTGACGCCCGACGGGCAGAGGAAGGCCCGCTAATGGAAACTCGCATCGAAATCGACGACGTCGGCCTGGTGAACGCCGGAGCGATGGGGAAAGAGCAGACCGCGATCACCATCACCGACAAAGCGAACGTTAACGGCCGGATCGTGATCGTGATGCCGAATGCGTCGTTTGATCGGTTCGCCGCGCGGATTGCGGACCACTACACGAAACCGAAGCGGGGAGCGAAGTCGTGAATAAGCATACGCGTGAAATGCGGAGACAGGCTGAAGATCGGATCGCAATTGTTTTCAACGGTGGTGAGAAGCGCATGACGGCCGTTTTAATGCACATTATCCGTCTTATGGATCTATTTCGGGACAGAGGTCGCCGCGGAAAAGACACCGCGGACGACGCAGTTTTTGATACGGCGTTGACCTTGTTGGCCGCAGAAATCATGGAGCGGAACGATTTCGCAGGCGAGCAGCGAGAGGCTAACGGGGAGGCCGCGTCGTGAATAACTCCCTGTCACTCAGCACAACAAATTGCATCGTGTCAGGCAGGCCCGCAAAGCTGTGGACCGGTCACGTGCTGGCCAGAGTCAGCGGCCCGGTCGATGGAGACGGTCGTGTCAAGTTTTTTGAGATCGGAGTAATAGCCGGGTTCGTCGACGAAGTGACCATGTTGCAGGTGAAGTCCAACAAATTTGGTTGCTACGGCAATTGGAAAGAAGCAGATGGGCTTGCCTGGGCGTTTGGCAATAGACCATCAGAAAGGGTCTGGTCGTGATCCCATACATCCCATTCGGCAAGAAATACGATCGCATCGTGCGCCGGCTGCGGAAGATGGTCAGCGGCGACAATGCGACGGCTCGGCGTGACGCTCTGGCGTACGTGCTGGGCCTGCACGGCTTGCGAGTCACCGAGGTGATTCAGCTGAAGGTCGCCGATCTGCTGCCGATTCAAGAGCAGCTACGCGTGGAGACGCTGAAGGGCGGCAAGCCGCGGCGGATCGCCCTCGGCGCCGGAGTCTATCGGCAGTTGAAGCGGTTGGCGGCGAAGCGGGGCAAAGACGAGCCGCTTTTCGTGACGACGGCAGGCGGCTCGGTTCACGAAACGCAGTGGCAACGGGGCTTTCGAGAGCTGACGGCCGAGCTGCTTGGCGGCGAGGGGCTCAACTTCCACGGCGGGCGGCACACGTTTGCGATGCGGCTGTACCACCAGACGAAGGACATGCAGCGGGTGAAGAGCCGGCTGGGGCACCGGTCGCTGACGTCGACGCAGGTGTACGTCGACGCGTACGGCGAACTCGACGATCGCGAGCTGCAGCAGATCGGCACGATCGACGTGCTGCCCAGCCTGGTGAAGGATGAGCGAGGCGAGCGGAAGGGGCGCGGACGGACTGGAAACTCCGAAGCCGATGCAGGCCTGTTGTCAAAAAAGCGGCCGCGCGGCGACCGCGCCCCTTCTGCCCGTCGCGACGGCACAGTCTCAATAAGCACCCAGCCTGAAAACGCTGCCGTTCTCGGGAAAAACGCAGAATTCCGAGAAATGGAGCGCACCGAAACGGTACCCAGCACGATTTCGTTTCGGAAAGGAAGATCGGCCGCCACCGGTCCGCGTCTGCTGCAGCTTCACAAGGTGAGGCCGTTGAAGGATTTACGAAGCGAGGTGTCGGCGTGATAGTCGGCGCGTGAGCGATCTTCCTTTTGGCAAAAAGGAAGATCGAAGTTCAAAAACATCGGGAAATAGAAGGGTTTCGAAAATGAGCGATTTGCTAGTCGGTCCGCAGGCAATGGAAGTGTCGGAATTTCTTATGAGCAATACGCAGGCGATGAAGGTCGCCGGCGAATCGGGTCGGGTAAATCGGCTCGAAGAGGGGCCGCTGCTGATCGACATGCGGCAGATTCTGCGGCTGCATCGCTTCACGGTTATGAGTTGGCTTATGCAAAACGGCGTTTCGATTCCCGCCGAATTGCTGAGCGATCAGACGCATCGCGAGGTCGGCCAGCAGCTGCCCGACGCCACAAGCGTCAATCGGTAAGCGGGCGGCGTGGTTTCGAAGTGGGGCAACGTAATCGAGGTTTTGAAAATGAGCTGGTACCGGTGGAAGTTTTGGCGGTTGGCTTGGTCGTGCAACGCACTTGCGCGAGGTGGAAAGGTCACGACCTTTGCCGGTGTGTGGCGACCGTTGCCGCTCTGCTCGCATTTGGTCTGGTTCTCGCCAGTGACGCAGTAAGCGGCGGGCGGGGCGGTTTCAAATTTAACGGTAAAGGGCTGGGCGATGGCAAAGAAGAAAAAAGGCGGCAAGCGGAACAAACCGAAGTTGCCGGCGGCACCGATGGTCGAGGTCGCTGAAAAAGACCGCGAGCATTACCTGAAGATTTTGGAAGTGTCGAAGGAGAGCGATCGACTTTGGAGTCAGTACGAAGTCGAGAAATCGACCGCCAAGGCGACCAAGGAAGAGGCCCAAAAGAACGACGCTTGGCTGCGGTCGCTGATCAGAAACGGCCCGGGGTCGATGCTGTTCGACAAGCACGATCCGGCCGACCCGGCGGCAGGCCCCGCCGACGATACCGCTTGGCGCGAGCGGTCGATCGACGAGCTGCGGATTGAAGGCAACGGCACGCTGACCAAGGCGATCAACACGTGCAAAAAGGCCGACGTCGACACGATCGGCAAGTTGGTCGACGCGATGGGCAAGGGCCTGCTCTGGCACGAGTCGATCGACCGGCTCGGCCGGGAAGGGGCCGACGCTCTGAATGAGGCGCTCGATCCGTGGTTGACCAAGAATCGCGATAGCGAGGCGTTTGCCAAGAGTCGCGAGCTGGCGGGCAAGCGGGAGCATCAGGAAGGTGCCGCAGGACTGGCCGCCAATCTGCTGCCGTGGCGCGAAACGATCGTCGG